ATAAATATGGATTTGAACCCATGACAGTTCAAGGGAGTTCGAGAGGTGCTTTATTTTTTACAGCCGTAGCGTTGGAGAAAAAAGAAGCATAGCACTACTTGACACGTAACCCCCAAACACTTATTTTTGCTGAAACAACACCGGCAATGAGTTACAACCGCAGAAATATTCTACTTCGTATTATCGACATTCAGAACATTTACAAAAAGCACGCTAAAAACTTCGATGGCGGTTGCACCGACAAACACATTTACGAAAAAATAATTTTCCCGGTTTACCGCATTTCCCGATCTACTTTTTATGAATACTTGAAAACACCTGCGGCCAAAGAGTTAAAAGAACTGGAAGCGGAATGCAGGCAGCAGTTGCAGTTGTTTTGAAAGGCCGAGGGAACCGTTCTCTAAAAAAAGAACGGTTCCTTTAGGTTTTACTGAGCAGGTGACCGAAAGTCACCAGCTCAGGTCAGAGTATTTTCTTGCAGTCGAACTCCACAAACGTAACCATCCATCCTTTATGTTTATGGAAATGTTCCCAGCCGCTAAATTGCAGCGGACTGGTAAGCTTTATACCGGCTTTGTCGGGTGTGAACTTATCCAGGGCATCCAGCACCAGGTAAACGGTATCTTCATGCTCCTGGGCCAGTGCGTCGGGTATTTCGCCGTGTGTAGCCACCAGCGCCTGCGTAACCACGTGGCACCGTATTTTAAGCGGCGCGCGCCGGGTTTGTTTCGTCACCTGGTCAAAAGGCAGCCGGTCGGGGAACTCTATAAAAACCCGCGGCGTGTTGGGAATACTGCCTTCGTACTGCACGTTGTACCACTCGATGCCCTTCAGTTCGCCTTCGGTATCGGCGGTATTTAACTGGATTTTAACTGCTGAATAAATGTCGTATAACATAGTAACAGGCCCTCCTAACCTCCCCAAAGGGGAGGGACCGGCGGGCTATTCCGGTTTTTTTCGTTAAACATATTTTTATCACCTCTTTTTCTCCCCCTTCGGGGGAGTCAGAGGGGGCTTCTTATTCCATTATTTTATCAATCAGGCTGTCGGCCTTTTTTTCAATGCGTTCAAATAGCGCTTCGCTGTCGCCTATCATTTGGCTTTGCGGCATGGTAAAGTGTGGCGGTCGGCCTGCTTTCAGTCCTTCGTTGTGTACAGCGGCATAAGGCAGGGCGCTGGTGAATTCGGTTTTGGTTCCGGCAGCCTTACTGCTGCGTTGCCAGCTTCTTTTCAGCGATGCACCGCGTTTTTCGCCTATCAGTTTCTTTTTTGTTTTTGGCCTTTTCCGTTCGGGCCACTTTTTGTAGCTGCCTTTTTTTTCTTCGAACCCCTCTTTTTGGAAGTTATCGGCAATAAATTTCAGGCCTTCCACTTTGGCAATTCCCGGAAGCCTTTTGGCAACCTGGGGCAACCGCTTTTGTATGTTGTCCATTTTCCTGAAAAATGCGTTGTTTGATGCCATACCTAAGAATTTAGAGTTTAAAGTTTAAAGTGTCGGTGATAGTGGCGAATTGCAGGGCTTTATCTGCTTTTTGTGCAATCACATACGAGTTTTTGCCATTCAATTTAAATTTGGCATATATCAATTCACTTTGGCCGGGCACGGGCTTAAATTGCAGGTCTTTTACCAGTCCGGGTAAATTTTCAAGAACGGCATTTTTTAAATTGAAGTCGCGGTGAGGCTGGTTCACGGCTTTTTTCAAACCGGTTTCGGTCACCTTCATTTTTCCGGCACCGGTGGCCAGTGTTTTGCCAATGTATTTTTTACCGTAATTTTTGGTGATATTTTCAAAAAACGTTTCAGCCGTTTTGTTTAACCGGGCGGATTCGGTTTTGGTGGCGCTGGTGTAATACCCTGCATCGTTATCGAACAGTTTTTGCTCCACGCCCGGATTAAAATTAAACCCTTTTGGCACCGGCGTTTCTTCAAAGCCTTCGTATTTTTTGGCGCTTTTGTTCACCGGATCATCGGTTTGAATGAGTTCACACCGGCACCCGAACCCCAGCGGCGGGGTGTGGCCGCTCCAAAAAGGATCGTTCATTGGCAATATGATGCCGTCCAACTTCGCATGTTCGGGCCTTACATCGCTGTCGCCTGCCGTCCGGTATTCCAGGTTGGGATAAATGTCGGCATTTTCTTCAAACCCCATCCATCGTTCAGCGGCGGCACTGTTGGCGAAAATGGTTTGTTGTTCGGTTTCCTGGTAGTTTTTATAGCGGCGTTCCACCTTTTGTTTATCCAGGTCTGTTTTTGCCTGTGCCAGTTCTTTTTCTTTCTGTGCCTGCCGGAAATGCACAAACCGCGAAGCATCGTTTTGCAGGTTTACATGCAGCTTTAACCGCGGATCGGTATATGGTATCTCGGAAAGGTTTACCTGCGTGCCCTGGGTAATGACTTCGGAGTAACGATTGAAAAGGGATTCAATGGTATCATCGGCGGCAGCGACAATAGAAATGCGCGGTTTCAAACCGCGCCACCCGGTTACCAGGGTGCGATTAAGCGAACTTTTTTTTTTAATGCTGCCGTGGTTTTTTTGCCTTCTTTCGACTTCTGATCATCTTCGTCAATGTCCTTTTCTTTGCCTTCTTCTTCCCCTCCTTTGGAGGGGTTAGGGGAGGCCTTTATTTCATCGAGTGCCGGGAAACGTCCGGTTGCGCCCTCGAGCGGGTAACCCCAATGCACCAGAAACGGTATCAGTTCGTAATTGATAATATTCTGCGCCTCCCGCAAACGGCTGTGATGGAAGTCGTCTAAAATGCGTTCAGCCACTTCTGCGGTTCCAACAAAGCTTTTTTCTGTACCGGTACCATACTGCCCGTTTATAATTTTGGCAATGTACTGGTCGCATTTATCAATGTTTTTGTCGTAAATGAGGTAGCCGCTGCCGTTGTTTGAAGCTTCAAACTTTTCAACTTCATCTTCCGTGCCAACAATGGCGTACCCGTTGCGGGCAAAATTGGAAGCGCCCTGCTCAATTACTGTCAGGTCGTGCCCGTCGGCATCGGTTTTTACCACTATTCGCGGCTGGCCCCATTTTTCGCTGTGTTCGTTCCAGTCCCGGCGCGAAAAGCTTTTAATTATTACTTCGCGGGTAAGGCCTTCCAGTAACCCCAATTCATCTTTTACACCCAGTTCAAGTAAAAAAAAGTCGTAAGGATTTATCAGCGGCCCTTTTTCCGGGTCTTCGTTTGCATACGAAATGCCTGCCGTATCGGTGGCCTCAATGATGATGTTTTTGTTATGCGGGTAAACATTATAAACCGGAAATAACTTACAATCAATAAACTGGCCGTCTTCGTCAAACTGCCCGAATTCAACCAGGCGATAACCCCAAAGCTCCACATCAATCAGCAATTCCTTAAACTTATCGAACCAGGGCCGTTGAAATAACGCGCTCAATTCCTCATTTTCGTTGCCGTCTTTTGAAATAACAAACTTTTCAGCCTTCATTTTATTAACGGCAATGCGGCGCTGCGTTTTCACTTCCGGATCGCCCTGCGTGTTTTCATACATCCGGTAAAGCTCCGTCCAGCTTGGGTTGATGGTATCCTTAGCTTCTTCCGCGTGTTCGCGCAAATTGCCCAGTTGCATTTGCACCCGGTCGGGCTGCGGCAGGTTCACCTGGTCGGAGTACCGGCCACCTTTTTTTGCGTTTGGTTTTACCGGCTCTGCGGCGGCTTTGGCCTGTTTATTTTTGAACTGAAATAGCTTCATGTTTGTCTGTTTATGCGCGGTTTCAAACCGCGCGTTCCTTTAAAAAATATCATTATCGCGGGCGGCATCGCTGCCCCAGCGGTAGTTGCTTTTAGGCAACCCGGTTTCATCGTTGGTTAGTGTGTCGAGCGTACTCGATAGTTTACCCGATGCAATTTCCTTGATGTTCTTAATCTGCATCCGGTAATTTTCATCTACCCGCTCAGGTATGTCCACATCTTCAACGGCATTGAAAAGGTAATAAACCGTAATGTGAACCAGCATACGAACCAGCATGTCGTTTCGGGTTGAACCGCTTTTCAGCAATTCGCCCGGAATGTCGAAGTTGGCATACAGCGGATCGAGTTCCGACAATGCCAAATCTTCGGCAGTGTCTAAATTGGCATCGGCCACACCGCGCAACGATGTGAGTGTATTCGAGCCAATAATTCCGTTTAAATCGGTAGTTACAAGAAACTGCATAAGGCTTTATTTTTTGTAAAAATACACAGCATGAAAGCGGTCAAAAGTCACAATACTATGCGGAGTTACTTCGTTTTTGTTTACCCATTCGCAAAGCATTTCTGGCGTTTGAAAGTGCATAACTGCCAGTTCTTTTTTTGTTGCTGTTGTTTGTTTTTTTGTTGCCATAACTTCAATTTTAATTTAAAAAATAGACCTTGTATTTGAACGGGCATATTGCCCTGTTTTAAATCCATCATTATCTCCCCGGCTTTTCCTGCCTTTTTTTCCATCCAGTTTGTAAATAGCACCTTCCACGGCATCGGGGCCGTCATCCTTTATTCTTTTGTCGGGAAAGCCGAGAAACTGGTCACGGAGTGTTATCATGTCGGGTTTTTGCTTTAAGGCTCGGTTAAACCGGATGAAACATTGTTCGGTTAACGGGGTTAGGTTTTCGATCCGGACTTCTTTATCCGGCTTTTTTCGTTTGTCGCCCCTGATACGAAGCATAGGCGGGTTTTTTTCACCATAACGCCAATACTCTTCAAGCATTAAATCCTGAATGAAGTTAGCCTCCATCCAGTGTTTAATTTTCAGATGGTCGGGCACCTGCCGGGCAACCGTGTAATGGCCCCGAACCATTTCGGCGGTGGAGCATTGGCGGTCAAACACATCAATAATATCGTAATACCTGCCAATTTTTCCAATCAACACAATAGCCTTGCAGTCTGACGTCATGGTCTTTTTGTAGCTCGGATCGTTGTAGGTAATAATTTCATCGTATACGTGAAACGGCTGAACGTCAACCCACGGCAGGTGTTCCTTTTTGAACAACTTACCTTCTATTATGTGCAAATGGAAGTACTCTTTTAGACCGCTTCGCCTGCCCATGCGGTTAATTTTTGTCCACAGCATTTTGTAGGTATAGCGCTGTTTCCAGGCAGGCACCCCGCTTTCGGTTAAATCCATTTGGTGGGTTCGCGGGTTTTCGAGCGCAAAAACCTTACTGTGGTACAATCCTTCGCGAATGGGATCGCCTTCTTCCACATCGCCTGCAAATTTGGCCAGTACAGATTTCCGGTGAATCCGGTTGCCGATCATAATCAGCCGTGCACCGGTAATGGGCAAACAGCCGTAAAAGTCCTCAAAAATCCATTCCAGGGTTTCGTCTGTCAGGTCTTCATTTTTTACGAGCTTCTTGTCATCTATATCATCAATCACCCCGTACTTTGGCCTCCATGCACTTTCTTTAATTCCACGCGGACTTTGCCCGCGGCCAAAAGCCCAGAAGCCGTAACCCTGAGCCGAAACAAAATAACCGTCAGTCCATTTGCCGCTGCCATACTGCTGGCCAAAATCGGCTACAAAACGGTCGTTAAACATTAATTCGCTTTGCAAATCAGCCAGCAGCTTGTTTGCTTTGGGCTGGGTTGCCGAACCAACCACCATGCCTGAAAAATCTTTTCGGGCAATTAATACCATGGGCATAATTACATCGAATATGGTTGATTTGGCATGTTCGCGGGGGTACTCCATCAGCGCCATAAGGTCTTCGGTTTCGCTTACCTTTTTCATGTCGCGCTTCTGGAAGTAAGCGAATTCGGATTGCGCTAAATGGCTGCAATAGTATTGTGCAAATTTGGGTTCGTTGCCTGGTTTTAATAATTCAACAATGCGTTTTTTCCGGGCTGCCTCGGTTTCGCGGCTCTCCGGACTAAGGCGTTTAATGGATGCTTTTTCCTTTAGCCAGGCATCATATTCCTGCTTGTCTTTCAGCCGCATTGTTCCAATCATTACATCAACCTCCGTTTATCGTTAATGTAATCATCGGCAATATCAATCGCATCCTGTGCCAGTTCCGGATCGCGATCCTTAATGTAGGTCATTAACTCCCTGATAATTTTAACCACGGCGCTCCATTCAAGCTCTTTACCCTTTATGGTAGTGAAAAGCTTTTGCAGGGCGTCAATTTCGCCTTTCGGTATCAGCGCTGCTTTGAGTTCGTTGATGTCGGGATTGTCTGAAAGTTCGGCTTTTAGCTTTTCAGCCATTAGCCTGATAACAGTGGATTGATGTTCGAGCGCAACCAGGGCGTTTTCTTCGGAAGTTCGTTTGGCCAGGCTTTGCATACTGCGCCTTTGCCGCAGGTTGTGCTTTTTTACATATCGTGAAACAGTAACCTCCGAAAATTTAAGAATCCGGGCGATGTCCTTTTGCTCCCAACCCGAATTGAACAATTCATCAATTGCAGAATGCTTTGTAAGTGCCATTATTTAGCCTTTAGTGATGGCCAAAAGTGAACATATTTAAGTTGGGGAAAAAGTTTCTGTAAATCGGTTGGACAAAAGCGTTTTAGGGTTGGACACTTGTTTGTTTGGTGTAAAAATCCTTTTGACTTTTGATGCAAAGTTACAGCAAAATTTAAGAGAATTCAAAATGAAAATATGAATTTAATTTTTTCGAAAATAGTGAACCGCGAGCGCCGGAAAGTTGAAATGCTGCTTTATGGCAGTTTGGGCGAAAACCAGGCGAAGGGCGAAATAAACGGACATCAATTTGCCCGTGAGTTGAATTACTTGGCGCGGGAATATGACGAAATAAAAATTCGTGTAAACTGTGAAGGCGGTCTGGTGAGTCACGGCCTTAGCATTGTTTCTGAAATGATGGTTTCTGCCGCTTACATTATTGTACAGGTTGACGGCATTGCTGCAAGCATGGCCGCTGTGCTTTTACCGGCAGCAGATAAGGTACTTATGAACGACTATGCACGGGTAATGATTCATTCTCCTTACTACCAAGACGATAACGGCGAAGCAGTTAAAAAGCTTTCGGCAAAAGACCGTAAAGCTTTATCCACTTTAAAAGATATGCTCAGAAAACTGCTTTCAAAAAGAGGAATGGCAAATGACAATATAACAACTGCTTTAAGTACAGACACCTGGTATAATGCAGAAGAAGCAGAGGCAGCCGGGTTGGTTGATGAAGTGATTTTAACCGGAAAGAAACAACTGGCCGCTTTGGAACCGATGCGTTTGGTGGCAAAAATTAACGATGAACATATTAATTCTAATTTAAAAAACATGGAGAAAGTTATTGCAAAACTGAATGGTTTTGGTCTGAACATCGCGAAAGATGCAGACGAAGACCAGGTTGTTGCAGCGCTTGAAGGATTTGAAAAACCCGAAGTGGTTGAAAAACCAAGTGAAAAGCTGGTGAACCAGTTGATTGCGGTGGGTGTAAAAACCGGCGTTGTAACCGAAGGCGATGAAGGCAATGAAGCAAAATTCAGGAAGTTGGCCGCGGCTGATATGGAACTGTTTGTGGATATGCTGGGCATCGAGAAGTTGGGAACCCCGGCTCAGAAGCCTGTACCGCAGGCACGCATGAGCGAACTGATTGCGGCTGCCAAAGCTAACGGCAAAGGCGCTGCTGCTGCTGACGAGAAAACATTTTCGTGGTACGAACAGAACGACCCGCAGGCTTTGGCCCGCATGGAAGCTGTTGAACCTGAAAAATTTGCGAAACTGGAAGCTGCCGACAAGGCAAAGTACGAATAACACTAAAAGCTAAATAAAATGGCAGAACAGATAATTAAATTTCCATTTGGCCCCGCCACCGTTGTTGCCCTTTCGGCAACCGGCGCACAGGCCATTACAGTTGAGAACATGCTTACTGTGGTTGACGGCGTTACGGTGTCGGCAACCGGTAACCGAACCCTCAATCTTACGATTGATGATAACCTCGAAGTAGGTGCACGCCTGCTGATTAAGTTTAAAACAGACGCTACAGAGACCCTTATTTTTGGAACTGGAATAACCGGTGTTACCATTGAAGGCGTTGCCGATAAAACAAACGTTGTTGAAGCGGTATTTGACGGGACTGTTTTTGTGGTTTCTGCGACTTATGTCCAAATTGATTAACCGAAAAAATTGAAATAAAATGGCAGAAATTAGCCCAATTAAGTATTCGAAGGAGTTGCAGAAGCAACTGTTTTCAGACAACAGCTTTTACAAAAAGGCCATTCAGGAAACCGGCATTGCCGATACCGTTGAAACGGTAGAACGCCCTTACCAGGGGAGCATTGGTAAAGCCAAAAGCGGCGAACCGGCATCGTTGCCGTTGCAGGTGAATGTGGCGAAAGATGGCAAAGACAGCTACAACACCACGTTGGTGTATGCTATGCCCATTGCAGTTGATTTACCCGGCGAATTCGCGTTGAATTACAACAAACGCGCAGCCAAACAGGTGCAACAGTCAAGTATTATCAACACCCGGTGTGCTGATATTGCCGCTGTGAACTGGGGCCCGACCGAGTCAACCAACATTTTGAAAACTTCTGGTTCGTCCAGGGCTTCAAATGTAGTGAAAGCCAGTGGCGGTGTAATTGCAAACCGTAAAGCGGTGGCCAAAGACGACATGATAGCAGTTCACAACCTGCTCATGCGTATGAACATTTCCGGCATTCAGGGAAAACTGTGGGGACTTGTTTCTCCTGATTTCTATTCTGACTTGCTGTCGATTGCCGAATTCACCGATTACGACAAACTCGGACAAACCAGCAAGCTGGCCGAAGGTGTAATTGGCCGGATTATGGGCATTGACATCATGGTGAGGAGTACCGAAGAAAATCACATCGGGTTGAAATACGATGACGAGTATGCCAAAAGCACCATTGATGCTGATGTACTTACGGATGATTGCCCTGCCGCTTTGTTCTGGCACGATAAAATGACGGCTTCGGCTGAAGGTATGCTGAAAACCAGCATAAACCCGAATGCACCAGGTTACCTGGGAGCCACCATTATTGAAAGCTGGGTAAGGTTTGGCGCGGCTCATGCCCGCTACGACCAAAAAGGCGTTGTGGCCCTGTTGGAAGAAAACGCATAATCCATACTCCCTTAACGGAGATTCAGAGATAAGGTAAAAGCCCCGCCTGACGCGGGCGGGGCTTTTTTAAACCTTCGCAACAACTATCTATTATGAATGAGAACCAGAGCATTGATTTACAAAAGCTTTCGCAACGCGAACTGTTGGTAATAACTTTCAGGGAGGTTGAGAAGCTAAGCGCGAGTGTTAAGGATTTGCACATTCAGCAATCCAAACACGAAGTGCGTATTTCTCTGATGGAACAAAAAGTAATGATGTGGGGCGCGCTGTTTGGAGGCGCTGCCGGGTTAATAACCGCCATTATTTCGGCACTGTTAAAATAGGCAAAATGAAAGCAGTATTAATACGCATGAAGCAATTAAGCAACCACCTGCAAACCTGCGGGCGGTTTATCTTGATGGATGACAACGGCGACGTGGTTGACCAGGCTGCGGCTTTGGAATTGCCGTGGAAGGACAACATGCGAAATATTAGCTGCATTACAAAAGGCAATTATTCAGTTACAAAAGTAAACAGCCCCAAGTTTGGCCCCGGTACATTTGCTGTTCACCATGTAAAAGGGCGCAGCAACATTTTAATTCATCCGGGCAACTTTACCCGCGACATTGAAGGCTGTATACTGCTGGGCGAACGGTTTACAGACATTGACGGCGACGGGGTTACAGATGTAACCAACAGCGCGAAAACCATAAACCGGCTTAAAAAACTGGCCGATGATTTTGAATTGACAGTTATAGAGATATAGTTCAAAGTTTAAAGTTTAAAGTTGAAAGAAATGGGAATACTGAAGGGCATATTTACAAAAGGGAGCGGGATTGACCCGCAAAAAACGTTTGACACGGTGGCCAGCGGTGTGGATAAACTCTTTTTCACCAACCAGGAAAAAAGCGAGGCAGCACAAAAAGCATGGGATCAGTGGTTGGAGTGGTACAAACTGAGCAGCAGCGAAAACAGCGCACGAAGCTATACCAGGCGAATTCTGGCCGTTATTTTTTCAACTACCTTTCTGTTTATGCTTTTGGCCGCAGCAGGTGCCTGGCTGGTCGATCCGGACTATGCAACATTTCTGTTCAACGTTGCAAAAGAACTTTTCCCAATGGTGAGCGGAATTCTGTTCTTTTACTTTGGGTACTATGCAGTAAACAGCATGATTAAGATGTCGAAAAACAAAGGAAATTAACAATAAAATTATATAAATATGGCAAATACAGGAGTACAATTTGGAGGCGATATTCTGGTGTACCAAAATACCGGTACGGAAGAAACTCCGGAGTGGGAGGCATTTGGCCACTCAACCAGTCACAGCTATAGTGGCAGTACCAACATGCGCGAGCGCATACATAAAGACGATGGCGGGACTACCCACATCAGGCCGGGGCGACATGCACC